CGGCCTTCAACAGAATCTTCTCTGTCTCTTCGAAAGAGGCCTTCGCAAGAGTGCCAATGTCATTCTTGTTGATGCCATAACGATCAATGGACATCAGCTTGCCAAAGCGCGTCATCACATCGCAGAGGAGGCACAGATGGCGAAAGTTAACGCCTACACTCTCAAACAGCCCATTGATCTCATTGAACAGGATGGCGCGCGTCGCCTCAATGCCCAATACCTCATACACATCCCACACGTTGGTGGAATACAGTTTCGTGCCGTCCACCGCAGGATGGTTCATGACCTTGATAAAGTTGGAGCCGTCCGTGTCCAGCACATACTGCTCCACGGGTTCGTATTTCCCATCGATGCTCTCCACATACTGGGAGTCCTTGCGGAACGTGACCGCCTTGATACCTGGAAGACCGCGGATTACAATGCTATTTAGCAGTTTGTTCTGGAACTTCTTCAAGTTCGTAAAGTCATCCTGTTGAGAGGCGGTGTCCTTGTCCTTCTTGTCTTTATTCGGAAGACGAATGCGCATGACGAGTTTGTCCGAATTGTAGTCGCTGTAGACAATGTCGATCTCGAAGTTGAACTGCATCTTGATGACGGAGACCACCTCCTGAATGGACAGGTTGCGGTTGAACATCTCCTCGCGATTGAGCTCCAGTCGAAGCACCCACTTGGAGAGGGGTTCTGCAGGTGCCTGCTCGGCATGTTCATCTTGTTCAAAGAGAGCGAAGAAGCGCATCAGCTCCTTGTCCTCCTCCACCACGGTCGTCGCATCCTTCTCGTCCCAATAGATTGCCACCTTGTTCGTGATCGTGCGGAGCACCGTCAGCTCCAGATCCTGGACGACCTCGCGGGCCTTCTCCTTGTTGTTGCGATACTCGGGCTTCAGATAAATCGTCAAGGAAGACGCCTTGGGATTCTGCGTCACCTTTAATAATTCTCGCAGACGCGGCACACCTCGCGTGACTGCTGATTTTGTTGATACACCTGCTTGGTGAAAAGTCGCTACTACCCCAATGTTTCCAAAGGGGGCTAGAATACACCTTAAGCACAGGGAAAGAGCCACTGCTCTTCCCTATACCGACCCACATCTACTCGTTGCACAGCATGCGTAGTATCGTTTTACTGATACCTTAGCACTTGGCTCAGGATTGCCCATTGTTTACCTCGCTCTGCGTTGCGTGGCTCACATCTGATTGCGTTGTTACGTTCCATTGCGGTCTTTCTCCGCGGCCACCCTTCCTTTTCAGGATGGGTTTCGTAGCAATCAGCTTTAGGGGGTCCCCTGAATTTGAGGGTCTTGCATATCGCACTCCGCAGAGTGTGATACACTAGATGATTATATGACAGATTACTGAAAACCCATCGTCATACTTACACTGTTTTTCCTGATAGGTGGTATAACACCCTATCAAGCAGTCACCTGTTCTCAACAATACTTTATTGAGCGTATTATGAACCAGCACATTGCAGTCCACCATGAAACTGTCGTTTCCAGGAACGGTAAAGTCGTAGACGAACTCCTTCGGATCCACATACTCATTCAGTTCTACAATCTCGTCCCACAGCACATCGGCCGCCAAGGCAGATCGCAGGAGCACCATGTTCGCCTCCACCTTCGCACGGCCTTCTGCGTGGGCACCGAGTTCCTCGCATTTCGCCTCGAACTCCGCCACATACTTGGTCAGCGTCTGGCGACCGATAGACTCCTTCTTCGCCCAGCGACCATACGTGCGACTCTGTCCTGGCATCTTCAGAAGCTTGCCCGTCTCCGCAATGATCGGACCGACCTCTGGAATCTTGTCAATCATCTCTTGCTCTGAACGAACGTCCTCGCGCGCGTTGTATTCGATGATCTTGTCCAATGCCTCTGCCTTCTCGGGCAACTGGAACCCTACCTGTTCCTTGTAGGTTGCGGCGAACTTTCGCGGGATCACGAGAGTGTGCTGAACTTTGTCCTTCATGCGCACAGTGGTCTCACTCGACATACAGCCGAACATGCCCACATATCCCAGAAGTGCCGTGATCTGCTGAATGAGCGTTTCCGAACGACTGCTCGCACGAATCAGTTGACGCTCCACACTGATATTTCCATCTCCGTCGAAGAATCCGCCGATGACGCCTGCGATAAACTCCTTGTTCGCGTGGAAGACCGTGGCGCCAATCTTCTTCTCGTAGGAGCCCGTGCTGAAGGTGTCCATGAGGAAGTCCTTGAGATCTTTGGAATAGAGGTCATTGTCTTTTCCTGGACCGAATGCACCTGGGTGATCTCGTGTGGTAAACGGGATGTTGTATTGTTCTCCGAATGCTCTTAATCGTGGCTCTACCACTGGGCTGATTTTGCTGATGCTGACTGTATTTGATTTGAAGCATCCATCTGCCAGATACATACCGCACACCCATCCAAACTCGCGGTTCATGGTGAAAGTGATAGAACCCTGTGTTACTTGAGTCAGCGGATTTGGAACTTCAGGAATCACCTTTGCGATAGGGATGCGCATTCCGATTTCCAGATCAGATCCAAGAACGGGCACAATGCCCGTGGGAGAGCGCTTCAGGAAGGAATGAGACAGAGTAGCAGTTGTTTTGCGTCCTGTGCGCGTAATGACTTCAATAATGCCACCGTTTGCAGGGTGACGACTGATTTCGCTAATGCGCTTCCACGATGTCTTCTCATCCTCACTTACACCGACAATGTAGTAGTCGTCTTCCATGGGGAGAACAACACTTTGTGATGCGATTGTCTGGACTTTTTCTTTGTTTTTCTCCAGAATGGGATCAATGAATTCGCGAATGGATCCATAATATCTCATCGCTTTTCCGTCGCTCACACAAATAATGGTAGAACCAATTTCACTCATTTGGGTAGCAGGTTCGCCAATAGACTGCGCCGCCACGATGCCCACTTGCTCTCCAGGCTGAACCCATGACTTCATATGGTTCACCACGATGATATCCACCAGCGTCTCGAAGGCGACCTTGGTAAACCGCTCTTTCACAATAAGCTTGTGGGGCGCCAGATGAAACCGAAGAAGCGCCGCCCAGATCTTGTGATAGCTGTGGGTGCGCTCGATGATCTTCTGGATGCCCTGGAGCACCATCGTGGGCGTCAGATCGGTCTTCTCTGACTTCAAGGCGAACCGCACTTTGATGTTCAGGATCCATCGGGCGAGGTTGACAGGTGCAAAGACGCTTCCTGAGTCCAGCGACTTCTTCTGAAAGACGCCCTCGACCATCATGCGCTGATCCTGAAGAATCTGGGTGACATACTCGGTGATCATCTCCTCTTCGTTCTCTCGCACGATCTCCTCTTGAAGCACAGTGGTCCAGTCCACCGCATCCATGCCGAACTGCGATCGGATCTCTTGCTCCGAGAGTTTGCCAATGGGCAGACTCTGCGTCTCGATCTTCGTGGGGTTGACACCGTCCTCGCCATAGTGATACTGGATGATGTTGTTGTTCGTATCGCGAACCGTTCCGTCATGTTGGACCGTGAGATCTTCCATGGATTTGATTAATTGTCGTTGGATATAGCCTGTCGCTACTACCCCAATGTTTCCAAAGGGGGCTAGAATACACCTTAAGCACGAGGAAAGAGCCACTGCTCCTCCCCATACCGACCCACATCTACTCGTTGCACAGCATGCGTAGCATCGTGTTACCGACACCTTAGCACTTGGCTCAGGATTGCCCATTGTTTACTCACCGCCATGAGCTCACATCTGATTGCGTTGTTACGATCTCCATTGCGGTCGTTATCCGCGGCCACCCCTCCTTTTCAGAAGAGGTTTCGTAGCAATCAGCTTTAGGGGATTCCCTGAATTTGAGGGTCTCGCATCAATACACACCATCTGGTGTGCATCATACTAGATGATTATATCACAAATTACATTATCCACATGTAACTCATGGATGTATTTACACTGTTTTCCCTGGTAGGTGATACATCACCCTACCAAGCAGTCACCTGTTGCAGACAAGTTTTTTCAAAATCACTCGTTAATTACGGTAGAAATTGCTCAATTTATCTGCGGTCTTCACGGCTGTATCAATAAGACCCTCACGTCCCGACATGGCATGGAAGAAGAATTGTTGAGGAGTCAGGCCACGAATGAAAGACGACTCGATGAAGCCACGTGCCTCCGAACTGTCGTCGTATTTCTTGTAGTGGGGCAGGGTGCGATCCGTGAAGCCATAGGGAACACGCTTGCCCTCAATGGCGGTCTGACCGAGACACGCCATCATCTGTGCGACGTTCAGCGGTTCACCCTTGGATCCCGATCGAACCATGGCCAGCAGACGGTTTTCAGCAGACAGCGACTGCTGGCCCGTGGATCCCGCATCTGACGTCGCCTGATTCAGAATGCCAAAGATCTGGTCCTCGAACTCCTGCTGGTTGGTCTTGCCCGTGTTGTTTTCGAACAGATCCAAGTGGACCTGAAGGATCACCTGTTCCACTTGCTTCTTCTTCTCCTGAATCTTGGTATCAATCAGCTTCTTCGTGTCTTCGTCCGCAATCAAGTCGCTGATGCCCACACTGAATCCATTCAGCACGAGGAAGTTCTCCACGGTGTTCTGGAGCGCATCCAAGAGGGCAACCGTGTCTTTCGGACCGCAATCATTGTAGGCGATGTGGATGATGCCCTTGGACGGCTTCATGTAAATGTCACCGTCCACCACACCCTGCGTGATGTCACCCTGGACGATCTTGACATAATTATGGGAAGTGGAATTGTCCTTCTCGCTGTCATAGGACTTGTTTCCCATCTCCATGTTGATCGGGGGCATCAGCGCACCGAGCACCTGCTGACCCGTCCAGCGCGGTCGGTCCACTAGTAGACCACGCGCGGTCGGCATGATGCCATCAAAGCGCTTGTTCCACATCATCAGGTTCATGAACTCGCGACGCGTGAATTCGATGCCTGGTTGCGTCAAGCGGTAGGATCCGACGAGCGTATCCTGATAAATACCGATCATGGGCTTCGCATGACGCGGTGTGATAATATGATGCGGCACGGCCGCGATCTCTTCCAGCTCTACCGTCGCTTCGGCACTCTGGGGGATGTGAAAATTCATCTCCGAATATCCCTCAAGTTTCCAAGAGGGGCGGACTATATCTTGAGCCATATCGGGTTGATTAAACCGTCATGTATGACCCGCTACCATTTAGTCTCTGGACCTTCTCCTTATCCTTATCATAGCGGAAGTAGGAGCTTGGCTGCGGATTGCCCATTTCGCACACGTCGCTGTGCGCTTATCTGTTACATTTTTACCATACCTCTAGTTTTTCTCTAGAGCCAGAATACGACTTTCATTGTATCTTTGGTAGTTACAGCTTTAGGGGGTTCCCGAACAATTTGGAAGCGTTGCAGAAGATTGGATAGATCTAATAAATTGTAATGCTCTTTCTTTTGTGTTTTCTAGTGATTCATATTTTCCCGCAAAGGAGGTTGTCTTCCCTCCTATCATAACCTTAACAAGGGTTCCAGTCTTTGTCTTTCGCACTTTGATGTAGCTGTCAATGTGCTCCATATCAATCGTGACATCTTTGAAGATAGCTAGTTTCGCACGTGAATGTTGTGCTTGACTACGAAGGATCTGTGACTCTACTGCGTCAGGAGTGCTTCGTGCTATTTTAAGACGTTCGCTCATCTTGGCACGTGTTTCAGCGGATCGGCTGGTAGAGCCTCCGCGTGCTTTTGGCGCGCTGATGGGATGACTAGGGTTAATGGTCGCTACCATTCCCTTAAAGACTTTTCCTCCAGTTGTTAAGTTATATCCATTTGGATACAATGTATCATACTCCTTGATATATTGTTCTTCCAGACGATCTAGATCTTCTTTGGGGCATGTGGTGATTAATTCCACTCGGAACGCATCCGCACCATAGCTTCGTATCGCATTATTTAAATACATACATTGCTTCTTTTTGGTGTTGCATACTGCCTCGCTGATATGATCTTTAAAGCGTCCTTGATATCCGAAGGGACGATACTTATTATGATTTTTGCGATGGGAAAGGGTTTGACCTACATATTGTTTGTTGGTCGCGGTATTGAGAATCACGTAGATGTGCCCTGTCACTTGAGAATTGTCAAGCAATAAGGCCTCCATGTTTGGCATATATTATTGTAGGTTGATCTATCAATTTTCTACTAGGTAGTTGTATCGTTCGCATGCATTTCACGGATGCATACAATGCGATGATGCTTACACCATTACTCTCTTCAAGTGACAATCATAACTTGAAAAGTGGCTACCTGTTGGCGACAAGATGTCCCGTTAATTACGGGTGATTTTATCGCCGTCAAAGTCTGCGTTGTAGGGTCTAGTGCATAAAACGTTCATCCGAAACGTCTTATACGGCAAAACCTTGATTCGATGTCCCATCATGGACATCTTGTGGAGTGTCGGCTGACGATTGAAGAGGCCGATGTCATTGTCCAGCAAATGACGGTTCACGACGTCTCCCTCATACAGCACGATCTCCTTCGTATTCACGTGCTTCAGAGAGATCATCCGTCCGTCCTTTCGCACAATCGTCTTGGCACCTGGCCACGTCTCCGTGCCGTTCTGAATCAGCTTGTAGAGCTTGTCCACATTGAAGGCCGTGACAGCCTCAGGAATGGTCAGGTTCATCGCGATCTCCATCGGAACACCGATCTCCGCCACACTCAGGTTGGGATCGGGGGTGATGACGGAACGCGCCGAAAACTCCACACGCTTGCCCTGGATGTTGTAGCGTATGCGTCCCTCCTTGCCACCGAGGCGCTGTTGAATGGACTTGAGGGGGCGACCACTGCGCTGCGCCGACGGAGCCACGCCAGGAATGTCGTTGTCCACGAGGGTCGCCACATGATACTGGACGACGTTCGTCATTTCGTCCACCACATGCTTGAGTGAGTTCTTCTCAATCTTGTCTTGGAGGGCCTTGTCTTGTTTAATAATGTCGAAGAGCTTGTGCGTCAGATCATCCTCCGAACGCTGGTTGTTGTCTTGGACCACCGACGGGCGAACCTGCGGGGGCGGAATGCGAAGCACGGTGCAAATCATCCAATCAGGACGGCACCAGAAGCGACTCAATCCCATGAAGTCCACATCTTCATCGCTGATACGACGAAACAAGCGATGAACATATTCCACCTCCAGCGGTTGAAGCTGCGACGGTTTCATTTCTTGATAGTGCGCCACGATGCGCGCAATGCCCTCTCTCGTGAACTTGTCGGGCTGGGGTGCACCGCAACCGTCCTCACACTCCTGTCCGCACCGCTTGATGTTGGACGACAGCGTCAGCACCTCTTTCCATCGCGCCTCTCCCTTGCGATGGAGGAGATCCTTGTGGAGATCCTTGTCCAGGCGGAGCTTGGAGCATCGGATGCAGATACACTTGAGAACGTTCATGATCATCGCGTGAAACTGGATGTAGTAGACAGGACGTGTCAAACGGTAATGTCCGAAATGCCCGGGACATCCGTGATTCGTCTGGCCACACGTGCGACACATCTTGCCATTCTCCAGAACACCCATTCGTGGATCAAACAAACCGCCAATCTTCGGTTCATTTCCTTCATAGGGCGTAGCCGTGATGATCTCCACCACCGAACTGCGCTCAATTTCTTCAGGAGACAGAATGCTGAATTGCACGCCTACAATGGATTCGATGTCCGAGGTCGCTTGTTGGAAACCGGCCGGCATTCTGTCTTGGAAGTAGAAACTGTTATTTACGTAGTTTCCAATATCGTACTGCCTTTTCTAAAAAGAGTGCGTGCCGTCAATTTTTATGAACCCCCGATCGCATAAGATGCATACAATGATACTCTGTATAGAGGGTATCATGATGTGCGGTTTCTCTCTTCCAGTAAGGGGGACAATAACAATCAGGTGCTTCATGAATGCCTCTTTAGAGAATCTCCAGAACGACACGCTCCTTCCAATTTCGTTGCGCCATCAAAAAAGAGCACCGAATCGTCACATGGCGATACAGTGTAACATCCATCTCATCCGTCTCATCACGGGACCATACGTAGCCAGGAGAAGATGGACGATAGGTAGAGGAGATCATCCGTTTCCAAGAGGGGACATAGAAGCGGACCTTGACCTCCTGATCTGCAATGGGCTGAACCTCCATGATGATCGCTGAAAACACCGTCTCTCCCGTCTCTAGCGCGTCCAAAAACGCCATGTCTCGCTCAAATTGTTTCACCTCTTTCCCTCTACGATTCAGATCATACATCGTCACAGGAACAATATAGGTCTCCGCCGATCCACGGATCCACTGCTTAAGAACCCGTTGATTGACGAGATCTGCATAGCGGCGGATAGGGCTTGACGCATGAGCATAGGCATTGGTATCCAGGCCATAATGGAAGGTGTTTTCCTCTTCCGCCAGCACATAGGATGCTGAGGAATAGGCGAGCGCCATGAGATCAGGAACATGTGTTTCGTATGTGGCCAATCGTTCGCCATCGGGCGCAGCATGCGTCCGAAGAATCCCCTCTCCCTTCTTTTTCAGAATCCGTCCCGCCTCTTTGTTATAGAGAATCATCAATTGTTCAATCCACTGATGCGCGTCTCTGAGGGGCTCTTTAGCCAAGAAGGAGGCGATATCCGTCAAGAGGGCTGGATAGGGCGTGGTGGAAGTCTGAAACGTGTCATAGGTATACGATTCATCCACGTAGAACACTGATTCAAACCATGATCCCTCTACGATGGCAGACCCCGTCCATACGAATTGGAACGAGACTCCATACGATTCCTTTCCAGGTAACAAAGAACATGTCTTTTCAGAATACGCCGAAGGCAACATGGGACGCTGGACGACTCCTTCGTGATAGAGAGTCTGACCAATCAACGAGGCCATGATATCGACTGCGCTTCCATCTTCCACATAGGCAGCCACGTCACTAATCGTAATCGTGATCCGCCACTGATCACCCAACGGTTCCACCGTGATCACATCGTCCACATCCTTGCATCCCTCAGGATCCACATGAAAGGTATGACCAGTGAGGGTCCGCCGTGTGGTATCTCCCTTTCGCTCAGGAGCATACTCATAAACAGGATACGTCCAGGGACATGCTTGATGAATCAGTGCCTTTGTTTCCGCTTGATAGTCTCCCGTGACGCCTAGTAGACGCTGAAGATGCCCACGAGGAAATGTTGTGCGATCCGTCCATTCATGGAACGCGATGATGCCGATCCGATTCTCTTTTTTGTTCTTCTCGGAGCACCCCACAATAAAATGCGGGTATCTCTTGTCATAGGGGGTGAATAAATAGAGGGGCACATGTTTGGACGTTCTTCCATACGTGACGGGATTGGTGAGTTCCACCGTCCCCACCAAAGGTGGGTGCTCATCTCTCAATTCAAGATGACATCGATCCTGTTCCCATGACACATGATCTCCTGGAAGGCACCGAGAGGCAGTGATGGGGCATGTGAAGGTGTGAAGGAGGTGTCCTGTGTCGCTGTAGATCTCAAAGGTGTCATAGTCTCGTGTGTGAAGGATCCCACGAACACCTGTGGGTTTTTCCACAGGGCTGACATGAAATACGTCTTGTAAGAATCGTTCCGCGTTGGTGCATGGCTCTTCGCCGACCTCATGAGGTTCAGTGGATTCGCATGTCTCTTCGTGGGCCTCACAGGGCTCATCCCTGGCCTCACAGGGCTCTTTGTGAATGATACCTGCCTCTATGGTTACGTCTGCATTCATACCTATCATGATCATGCGCGCCCATTTTAAGCCCCATAAATCAGAAGAAAAGAGCACTCTCCTTCAAAGCAGGGGATCTCCGCGTCATACGATAGGATTCGTTTACCGCGTCCTATCGGGTGATCCATAAGAAGTTTCATGAGTCGCAGGGTACCCTCTTCTTCCCCTGTATACATGACCACCGATGATCTAGAATGTGTCCATCGATGTAGATGGGATAGCAGATGGGCCCATAGGGGAATGTTCTCTTCGGAGGGGTCAAAGAGGTCTACTATGATCGTATCATAGGGTCGATCGGGTGGGGTCGTAATCGCATCCATGATGTTCTCTGGATAGATCGTGAGACGAGGATCGTCCCATGCGCCCTTGGCCCATTGGGGATAAGAGGTCTGAAACATCTTGACCACATCCTTGTCCCATTCATACATGTCCACTTCTTCCACAGAGCCCTTCAACACTTCTCGTGCCGTCGCACCTTCTCCTCCACCGATGATCATGACTCGTTTGGGGTGCGTCTTGAGAATCGGCTGAACAAGCGCACCATGATAGATGACTTCGTCCGCCTCGCTACTCTGAATCAGACCGTCCATGTAGCATGCGATGCCATAGGGGCCTTGAAACATTTCGACATGCGTTCCTCGGTGCGTTACATGCTCTTCTAAGAGAACACCACGTGACTCCATTCTGATAAGGAGAGTCATGTGCCCATTTTAAGTGGGCAGTCATTTGCTATTACGAAGTGCCAGTAGAACCAAATCCACCCTGACCGCGTTCCGTAGCAGGCAGGGTGTCCACCACACGAACATGACGAATCCATCCCATATCAGGCGCAACGATTTGAAACAACCGCTCTCCATGGGAGACAGTGGAATGGCCCGTCAGCGAGACGACGGGGGCTTTTAGCTCCCCGCGGTAGCTCTTGTCAATGACTCCCACGGAATTGGCCATGATGAGACCTGTTTTATAGATGGAGCTTCGAGGCAGAACCCAGAAGTTGCTGTCTTCTTTCGTCAGCGCACCGTCTGTATTGGTAACCTTTAACAGACGCACTACAATGCCAAAGGGAATCAACTCGGGAGATCCTGTGACGCTCATGTTGGCTACCGCATGAAGATCAAACCCCGCATTGCCATCGGGTCGATTGTAGAGGGCGATGGGATAGAAGGGGAGGTTTGCGGGATCCAATGCGAGGATCTCTAGTTCATACCAGGTCGTAGGGGTAAGAGAAGTCATTGTATTACTATAAAAATAAAGGGAGTTCTTTATGTGGGGTCACTTATTTAACATACAGACTCTCAGAAAGCGCCACATCCCGTAACACAGAAGGACGAATCGCCGTAATCAAGTCCACATACTCCGTGTGCTGACAGTAGACCGCGATCGTCTGGACTTCATCCAAGGTATGAACGAGCTTCATGATCGCCCGAAGGAAATTTCCCTCAAACAGATTGGACTCCGCACAGATTACAGACGCATGCTCTCCACGGATCCATCGCGCCATAGGAGCCATCCACTGCGTCGTCGTCTCCCAATACTCCCCCACCGAGGACCCTACTTCCTCCTCCACTTTCTGTAGGTCCTCTGTGATGCGCTCCAATGCGCAGAGGGCCTCTTGTAACAAGGGATACTCTCGAAGAACGGCATGTGTCTCTTCCGCCGTGTGCTCCTCTTGTCGTGGAGAATCTTGGAAGACGGATAAGAGGAGAACTAACTCTTCTCCTGACAGCTTTGAGAGCACCCCCTGCGTATAGAGTTCCGTGATCAAGAGAGAGTGTCCCTCGTTGATCTCTGTCGCCAACACTCCTTTGAGAGTCACGTGCTCCTTCTGAAGCGTGTAGGGATCCTCTTGTGTCAAGTAGCCCGTTCGATACAAGAAGGAGACCATGGGCTCCACATAAGAGGGGACCTTTTCCTCCAGAAGCGCTTCATGGTGAGCGAGCATATCCGATTGCTCTAGACGGGTATGAAAGGTGCCCCATGCCGTCTTCCATCGAGGACCCACCTGCTTGTTCAGAAGGGAATCCATCTGACGCTGGAGTTCTTTGCGGGGGGCATTCACAGCCTTCTTTCTCTCTTGCTCGATCTGGTATCGCGCTTCGCATCCGCTTCGATAGGGCTCTTCCAAGGTCAGCGTCTCGATATAAGAGGCGCATGCGTCCCTCGCTTTCTGAAGCGCCTCTCTCTCTCGCTGTCTCTCTTGGAACCAATAGGACTGTTCCATGATATGGAGCCAGGTGGTGGACGATGGGATGGCCTTCAAGAGAAAATCGTAGTGGAACGTCATGTGACTGGAGAGCGGTGGGAGGGTGCCCTTCATCATCTGGAACATCTCCCGCGGATCCAGAGGTTCACGATCAGGAACATAGAGGACCACTCCTTTCGTATCTTTTCCTCGGCGTCCTGCTCGGCCCGCCATCTGAAAGTATTCATCCGTGCGCAAGACCCGCATCGCCCCGCGCTCCTCATCATACTTTTTGAATCCCGCAAAGATCACTGTTTTGGTGGGCATGTTGAGACCCACCGCAAAGGTTTCCGTGCAGAACAAGAGCTTCACGAAGCCCTTAGAGAAGAGGATCTCCACGATCTCCTTTAGCAAGGGAAGAAGTCCACTGTGGTGAAAGGCGATTCCGCGACAGAGCAGATCACGAATCTGGTGATATTGGGGCACCGTCTCCAAGTGATAGCGGTGGAGATGAAAGGAGAGAATGTGCTTGACCGCAGCGGTATCCGAAGAATCCAAGAGAGTGTGTTCCACCTGTGACGCATACGCCTCGCACTGCTTGCGACTCAGCACAAACCAGATGGCAGGGAGCAACTCCTCTTTCTGTAAGAGAGCGATCGTGTCATTCATCTGATGAACAAAGTGAGCCACATGCGTCTTTCCAGGAACCACGCCTGTCTGCCCCTGGCGTTTGGCATCCGCCACCGCACGCTGATAGGCACGCTGTTCGTCTTCCTGTTGGTGGCGTCCCCGTCGCCATTGAAGATACACGGGCTCGTGATACGTCTCTTTCGCATCCATGAGCGTCACCATCTTGTCCTTGTCCAAGAGATAATGAGTCAGAGGCACAATGCGATAGTGGGTCTGAATCAAATGAACAGGGGTGCGCTTCTGCTCCCCCAGCCATCGAGCAAGCTGTTCAGGACGGTCCAGAGTGGCCGAGAGCATCACCATCTTGATGGAGGAGGGAAGAAGGATCATGGTCTCTTCCCATACTGCTCCGCGGTTCTGATCATTGATGTAGTGACATTCATCAAAGACAATGGCGTCCACATTCTCCATGGAGAGCGAGGCGGTCAGACCCAGATGCTCTGTGGCCGCCCCTTTTTTGTAGAGGAGATTTCTCAGAATTTCAGTGGTCATGATCACGATCTGCGCATCAGGACAGAACTTGATGTCTCCCGTCATGATGCCGACGGAGGCGTCGTGGAATTGTTCTTTCAGGTCTTGGAATTTTTGATTGGAGAGGGACTTGATGGGCGTCGTATAAAAGACACGCATCCCTTTGGACAGAGAATGGTAGATTTGGTATTCTCCTACAAGGGTCTTTCCTGATCCCGTCTTGGCGCAGACGAGGACATGCTCCTCTTTGGCAATGGCACAGATTGCATGCTGTTGAAAGGGATCCAGTGGAAAGGTGTAGGGGTGCGGAGGGAGATCTGCAGGAGGAACAGAGAGATCGGGTTGGACCAGAAACATGGAAGCAGACATGGAAACTGACTCTGTCTTTTTGAAATACAACTCATCAAATTTTAAACCATCTAAACCATATGTGCCACCATAGACCCAAGATGAAGCGTGTGGTCGTTACCTTGACCGACCAGGGTTATGCTGCCAAAGCAAAACGAACGATCATGGACATTCGCTCTCGAGGACAATGGACCGAGGATATGGTTCTCATCACGGTAGGGTTTGACATGCCCGCCACCTTCATGAATTTCTATCGAGTGATCCCGTTTCGTGTAGAACACCTAGACTGCTCTACGCTCCTGGAGAAGTATAAGGCATGCCCCATTCGCCCCACGTGTGACAATCGTCAATATGACAAACTGACACAGTGGGATAAGTTCTATGTGTTCGATCCTTGGTTTGCGCAATGGGATACCGTCTTGTATGTGGACGCAGGACTGAGGGTGCTGGATACAGTGTCTTTACTGATGGACCTTCCTTGCGAGGGTGCGCTCATGGCACCTGATGATGCAACCCCCTATGATCAGGAGAAACGGTTTGGTGGCATCATTGAAACAGATCGAAATACAGAGGTGGTGGAGGCCCTCTGGGAAGTTTATCGTCCCGAGATTCTCGCCGCGCGCTATTTCTTGAATTGTATCTGGCGATATGATACTTCTCTCTTATCCAAAGTGACTACCTCGCATCTGGTGAAGGCCATGAACGCCTATCCCATCTGTCGCTGTAATGAAATGACCATTATGAATTTGCTGTTTACATTCTATCACCAGGTATGGATCCCTTTTCCTGATAATGTCATTGATGCCAATGGAGAATGCAAACGACTCTTTCGGTGGACAGAGCATGATCGGCGAGAGGACCATGGGACGACATGGAGGGACTTTTGTTTTCTTAAATACCCCTCTACCATCTCATTCAGCGACGTGTAAAGGAATAAAAGAATAACACCTGTAGAGATGTATTGCTATCTCCTCTATACGGATGAGGGGCACACCTATGTAGGGGCAACGGTAGATCCCGATCATCGGCTACGACAACACAATCAAGAGATCAAAGGAGGTGCTCGTGCAACGGGCATCCGTGTCGCGCAAGGATTGACATGGAAACGCGCCTGTATGATCACGGGTATTCCTGATTGGCGATCCACTCTTCAAATCGAATGGAGATGGAAACAATTAGGGCGCACCCAATGCCAACACATTCGTCAAGCCCTTCCGCGTCGTCTTCATTCCCTGCGACTTCTCTTAGCCCAAGAGAAACCCACAAGCACCGCGATCCCTTACGATGCGTATCCTGATGGCCCTCCGTCCATTCAATGGGACTCAGAAGAATGGAAGGCCTATTATGAGGCAATGGAACATAAAGCGAGTGCAGACAACACTGTGTAGACACCATAAACATGGAGCAGATCGATGCCATTCTCTACATTAATTTAGCGCACCGAACGGATCGCAAAGAGCATGTGATTCATGAGATTCACAAGATCTGTGCGGATGACTCCAAGATTCACCGCATCGATGCCATTCTTACAGAGCCTGGCGCCCTTGGATGTGGACTCAGCCATATCAAGGCATTGGAATATGCCATGGCGCACCCTGAATGGAAGACTATCTTGATCCTAGAGGATGATTTTACATTTCATGGGGAGGACACCGCATCCTTATCAACCGCACTTCACACCCTCCTAACCTTTCCGAAGATGGAGATTGGATTGCTCTCTTATAATCATTCCGTCTTGCGCTATGAGGATACCTCTTCCTCTATCAAACGAGTGCTCTACTCTCAAACAACGTCGTCTTATTGTATTCGTTCCTCGTATGTGCCGACCCTACTCCAAAACATGCGTGAATCTACGATGGATATGATCATACGAGGAAAAACCCATGAGAATTGCGTGGACATTTATTGGACGTCTCTCCAACCACGTGGACACTGGTATGCGCTCTTTCCTGCCATTGGATATCAATATGACAATTATTCTGACATCGAAAAGCGGGTGACACAATATGGCTGTTAGTTCTTAGTCCATGTGAATCCATGTGGGCTCATAGATATCGTGAAAGGGATGGGGTCCATTGGGGCCAAACCACTTTGCAGGAGCGATCACGTGACCCTGATCAGAAGAAAGATACACACACCACCAGATAAATGTGGAATTGGACATGATAACATGGCGAAACTGTTGGAGCAATAAGAATGTGCGAACATCAGAGGGTTCCTCTAGAACGTGATAGGCGGTAGAAGGAAGCTCTGCACAAAGAGGTGCCCAAAAGGTCTGATCATCACCGCACAGTAAAAACAGGGGGTCCTCCACCCATGACCGAGCCTGCTCTATCGCACGGCGATAATAATCCATCGTGAGAGGACCATGGATATCTCGATGCGTCAGATAATCCGTTTGACGACAATGAACCACAATCACCCGATGAGATTGTTCAAGAAGTGTATGATACGCCTCTTGCATACCCACCTTCTCTATGGAAGGAGAGGCAAAGAGTGATCGGATCTCCTCTTTGTCTACATGATACGCTGACGTCTGGAAATAGCCATGAAGATGGATTCCGCTATCAGGCAAAGGGGGGATCGAGGTATACATGGTAGGAAGAGGTTCATGCCATGATGTTAGAGTAGATGGAAGGGTTTCTACCATATGGGGCTGAAGAGTATGACAGATGGAATCCCAGTAGAATGGGCGTGAGCCATTGTGTGTCTGGCGTAGAATACGAAGGGTGCCCTTCTCCCGCTTTGCATAAGAATAGGCAGCAGCAAGCTGAAACAATTGATTTCCTAGACCCCCCATGACATTCACGGTCACCACTGGTGGAGAAAGAATACGAGTGAGAGTTGTATGAATGACGTGATTCTCTATAATATGACAATTGTAGTCGGACTTTTCTATATGGAGCATTCCCTCTTCATCTGCATAGAAAGAGGTGAGATCCAAAAAGACATAGTCGCGAGAAAGGCATGCTACACGCAAGGCCTCATTCATCCGACGAGTAAAGAGAGCGCGTTCTTGATCAGTTCCGATCATGGGAAATTCATGAGTAATGGGTCCATGGCGCGCTTCATGATCCTCTTTTCGCACAGGGGGTGTAATGAATCCAATCACGATGGATGGACGGCCTGGAGAAGAAAAAAGATGAGAGATCGTCTGAAGATAGGACCCCACTAGCTGTTCGATAATCTCCTCTAGAGATCGTCCTATGGCAAGCTGTCTACCAATATGGCATCGGCAGTCTACTTCACCATAAAAAAAGAGACATGTGTCACCTTGTTGTATGGCAGACGGATCACATAGAAGGATCTCACAATCTCTGCCTACTCGATGCATGGTAATCGAATTGGTATGTCTCATCACATGAGGAAGGGGGTAGCCCTCCATATTAAAATGGGCATGACTGTCACCATAGACATAGAGCATAGATACCTAGAGGAGGATGTCTTCCTTTAGATATCTAAAGAAAGAGTGAACATCACGTATAGAATCATGACAGATCTCTATACGCGCTTTACCTCTTATCTACGCCATGCCTTGGGCACACCCGCCATGGATTCCTTTAAGTCCCACCCTGATGTCACGGACATGCTAGAACATGTCACCCCGTCGCTCGGTGAAGAATATATGACCCATCTTCTGACGGCTCCTCTTCTGAGTGCAGAACGTATTCACGCCTATTGCCAGAAGAATGATCGGATCGGTGGAGGTCAAAAACACCCCTATCCCTATTTCTTTCCCACGACCTCTCCCGCAACAATGCGGGGGGGTCTTACGACCTCCCCCTCCAATCTACGATATCTGTTTCAGGCCCATTTGATCTGCTCTCATCTGTGTCGCCTCCAAAAAGAGACAGTGGAGATCGTAGAAGTAGGTTGCGGATATGGAGGACTTTTTCTGGCCATGGATATGGTTGCCCCTCTCTATTCGATTCGCATCTCTTGCTATCATTTGATCGACTTACCTGAAAGTAGCGCACTCCAACAATGGTATCTCTCGGCTCACGAATATAACACGCCGACCCGTTTTCATCCTGCATCCACCTATGGAGATGCCATTGACAGAACGGATCTTTTTCTCATCAGCAATTATTGTTTTAGTGAGATTGCCGAGGAACATCAACAGCGTTATCGTCAGCAACTCTTTCCACGCGTCTCTCATGGGTTTATGGCATGGAACAATATTCCCACCTATGATTTTGGATTTCCTATGAAAGAAGAAATCGAATACCCCTTGACAGGACCAATGAATCGTTATGTGTATTTTTAGGATCCATAGCGATCCATGTATTCTTCACGACTGATCGACTGATTGAGATTTCGATAAAAATCACTGTAGGTAACTGCTTTCTGATAGTTCTCTTCGATAACCTCTTGATAGCTAGAATAATAATCGGGATGGAGAGTGGAAAGGCGTGACGATAGATCCTCCACGGACGTAGAAATAATGATCCACCCCGTGGTATTGAAAAACTGATGAATGTTAACCCCTCCATAATAAATGGGGATCGTTTTTGTGATCAGACAGTCAATGAGTTTCTCGCTGAAATAATTCCGCTGGTTTGTATTTTCAATGACAATCGCAAACTGAAAGGTGTGAAATAAACTCTCTTTGGCAGAGACCAAAAAGGGATTGTTTCCTAGATCGGGTAGATGGGGCCGTTGAACAGAGGAGCGAAAAAAGGTGATCGGAAAGCGTGATAGATCATGTTGACCATAATGAATGGCCTGGCGAAACAGATGACCCGCGGACTGATTAATGCATTTCGATCCTGCAAGCGTGCTGATCTTGTATTCTTTGAGAGAGACATCAATCTGTTGGTAATATTCGCGGGCGATCCATGTTTGTGCCGCGATATAAAATCGTGCATTGTGACACTTGACTAATAGGTCATGATCGTATGTCATGATCGTATGAAATCGGGAGGCATTCTGGATCACATAGGAGACAAGATCCTGAATGATACGGGGTTCACACTGAAGAAACACACATGCCATCACATCGGATAGGGGAATCACATCATCGTCGACAATGATAGTAGAAGGTTCAGGAAGATGTGTGATGGGAGAAGTAGGGCGAAACCAATAGGAATGAATTCGTGTCTCTGGATGCATCATGTTGTAAGAGGCATATCCTACTTTATATTGTGCTCCCGCGTTTTATAAAAATTGATGTCTTCCCATATACCGATAGAAGGGAGAGAGATGGATACCAACACGTGCAAAGAGCTCATTGCGTTGTGTAGGGAACGGGGAATCAAAGGATACAGTGGGAAAAAGCGCGCAGATCTATTGGACTTGTTGCGTCCTCTTCCTCAAGATACAGGAAAAAAGAGAACCAATACGAAAGACCAGTTTTATACCAACGAACGAGTTGCGACAGAATGTGTGAAGCGGGTGATAGAGTTACTTCCTGAGACACGAGAGTATCGATGGGTGGAACCATCAGCAGGCAATGGGGTATTCCTCCGTTCACTTCCAGCCTCCTTTGATAGCATTGGATTGGACATTGATCCCAGAGCAAAAGGAATCCTCTCACAAGATTACTTGACCTGGAAGCCTCCCATAGGGAAAGAGATGATCATCTTTGGAAACCCTCCTTTTGGAAGACAATCGTCCTTAGCCAAAGGGTTCATTTCCAAGAGCTGTTCCTTTGCAACTGTCATCGCCTTCATCCTTCCCAAATCATTTACGAAGCCGAGTATGGTTCGTGCGTTCAACAGGACATTCCATCTTCTTCAGTCCACTGAACTAGAAAAAGACTCCTTTGTGGTCAATGGTGCACCATATGATGTTCCATGTGTCTTTCAGATCTGGCAGAAGAGAGAGATGGAACGGTTACTGGAAGAAAAAATAGAGCCGCGCGGATTTGACTATGTCAAACCCACGGAACCCTACCATGTTGCCTTCCGACGAGTCGGCGGTCTTGCTGGAAAATGTTACAAACACGATGGGACCGCGTTCAGCGTTCAGTCTCATTACTTCCTCACTTTCCATGAAGAGGCGATCGAACATATGGATGCGATCATCGACCAAATCAATCAGCACACCTTTCCAAGCAACACAGTGGGTCCTCGCAGTCTTTCGAAGTCAGAAGCGAATCAGGTGATCAATGCGATTCTTGTGGAGCAAGTGTCTTCTTAAAGACACGGCGAGAAGACACAATCTGAGGCGAAAGAGCACCCCCACGAAATTCATGGGTGTTGCTTTTTGCAATGATACGCGTAGGATGGCTTTCCAGAAATTGTTGAAAACGATTAAAAGAGCATTGAAGTCTGCTCTGTGTGCTGTTGCACTTGATATCGAGATGGATCGCGCCTGATCGCGCCTGTAAAGAATCTCGTATCGCATACATACTGTTGCGTTCCTCTTCGGTTGGTTTCTTTTTCTGAGGAATCGCTTTGACAGCCCGATCTAGTATTTCAATCTCTGCGCGAGTGAGCGATCCAAAGAGGGCCTCATGAGAATGGGTGAGATCGATCTCGATGATAGAGGTGATCTTTTTTGTGTCGGCCTCTTGAAGATAATGAATCACAATCATATGAAGCGGCTTTTCACTACTGACCGAATCATAGACGCGCAAACAATCTGCCATACACACCATGTTGGGATGACCCGATGTTTTAATCGATACATCGCAATGATCTAAACGATTGAGCTCTGCAGGGATGTCCGCCTTACTCGTATAGGGAATACTATGTAGTTCTTCTTCTGTCATGTGGTAGATCATACGCATGATGTCCTTTTCTAAGGAGAATCCATGACCCTGAGTGGGGGCAACCCCTACACCCCTGTGGAGACGTTCCGTGTGCTTCACAAACACACCCCTCTCCCGTGGAGCCTTTTTTTCCTCTGGAGAGCGTTCCTCTGGAGAGCGTTCCTCTGGAGAGCTTTCTTCTGGTTTTCTCTTCATCTCTTGAGTGTCTCTCTTTTCTGTAGAGTCATATTCCTCTGTGGGGACACTTCGTTTGTGCTCCACAAACACACCCCTCTCCCGCGGGGCATCTATAGGGGTCTCTTTCTCCACAGAATAGGGTGAAGTCGCATCCTCTGTAAGGGCGAAAAGAACTGCTTCCTCGGAGCTTGTAGAGGCTACAGGTATGCGGCGCGCATCCACACAGGTGACCCTATTATGCCCCGACTTCTTACAGATCGAGCACGGCATTGTTGATTGATACAAAACAAATGATTCATTTCAATTTTAGTGCGCGTGGGAATCATGCTCTAGGAAACCATATGATCCTATAGATGTCATGGGCCAATCGTGGGATTCCTCAGCGACGAAATCTATCTCAGATTCCGGTGGAGGCACGACCTGTTATCATTTCTCGTGCGGAGCGTCCCGAAGTCATTCTCTCTGAATCTCTTCAATACAAACCAGTCAATGAAATCATCTATCCCTCGCATGATTCTCGCACGCATGATTCTCACAAGTATGATTCTCACAAGTATGATTCTCACACACATCATTCTCTCTTTGATCTTATGACTCCTCCTCCTAAAAAGATGGAGCAAGTCTTCCCCCATGCAAAAGATCTTCACCACAATGATCAATCCTATGTGTTCGTGATTCTTCGGCATCTTCGTAGCGCACAGGATAATGAATTATGGACAGCCGCCTATCAATCCATTCGCACCTATTATACTAATAAAATCATTATCATTGACGACAACTCAAAAGTCAATACATTCAATGGACCTCTTGTAAACACAGAAGTGATTGAGAGTGACTATCGTGGCGCAGGAGAGATTCTCCCCTACTTCTATTTCTTTCAACACAAGTGGGCGGATCGGATGATCATTCTTCATGATAGTATGACTCTTCATCGCCCCTTTCGGCCGGCCGAATTGGAAGGGATGATCCGATTTCATTGGCATTTTTCCATGAAGGAGACGAGCTATCATACCAAAATGGCGCTCCAATTTTCCTCTATGCGCCATCATGAAGGGCTTCTTGCCTTTTTGAATGATACATCGAGTCAATGGAAGGGATGCTTTGGAGGTGCTGCGATCGTCTCCTATGATGTCGTCGAACATCTGGAGAAGAAATACGGGTTCTTCTCTACGTTAGTGCTCGCCATCAAAACACGAAAGGATCGTGAGACATTTGAGCGCATGCTGGGTGCAGTAGCCTTCTTTGAGAAAATGGTAGAAATGGATACCTGCTCTACGTTTGGAGATATCATTCGCTATCCTGGAGCCTTTACGGACAATATGAACAAGGGCACAACTGCTCATCAGGTTCAACAGGCAAACTATGATACTGCGATTCTCAAAGTATGGAGAGGGCGTTAATCTCTGTGTAAAAAAAGACATATTATGATGTTTCCTCTTCATAACATGTCCTCTTGGATTACGAGACAACCTGTCCGACGAGTGGTGGCGCGAAGTGTCCCCATCACCCCAGTGGGGACACTTCGTTTCCCCAGCACCCCAGTGGGGACACTTCGTTTCCCCACACCCCTCTCCGATGGAGAGAACGTGACAAACACACCCTTCTCCGATGGAGAGAACGTGACAAACACACCCTTCTCCGATGGAGAGAACGTGACAAACACATTTCTCTCCAATGAAGTATCTATCGTTACGCCAGTAAAAATCGTAGAGCCAGTAAAAATCGTAGAGCCAGTAAAAATCGTAGAACCAGTAAAAATCGTAGAGCCAGTAAAGACTTTGGAGGAGCCAGTGGACATCGTGGAGGAGCCAGTGGACATCGTGGAGGAGCCAGTGGACATCGTGGAGGAGCCAGTGGACATCGTGGAGGAGTCTGTAGAGTCTGTAGAAGAGTCTGTAGAGTCTGCAGAGGAGTCTGTAGAGTCTGTAGAGTCTGTAGAAGAGTCTGAAGAGTCTGTAGAAGAGTCTGAAGAGTCTGTAGAAGAGTCTGTAGAGGAGTCTGTAGAGTCTGTAGAAGAGTCTGTAGAGTCTGTAGAAGAGTCTGTAGAAGAGTCTGTAGAAGAGCCTGTGGAGTCTGTAGAAGAGTCTGAAGAGTCTGTAGAAGAGCCTGTGGAGTCTGTAGAGGAGTCTGTAGAATCTGTAGAGTCTGTAGAATCTGTAGAGGAGCACGTTGTGGAAGAGCTCACCGAGCTAACCTCCCCCCTTCTCTTGGCTGTTCGCTCCTCTGCCCCCGAACCCCTTCCCACACCTCCCGCCTGCCCCCACTTCTTTACAAGAGAGCTTGCCTTCAAAGAGACGTATGACTCCGCCATGGCGCGCCTTGCTCTGTTTCAAGCATCCGATGTACCTGCGCTCGTAACCTTTATTCTTCCCACGATTCAACGACCAAGTCTCCAACGTGCCATTACTTCTCTTTTACAACAAACATGTCCGAATTGGAAAGCCATCATTTTATTTGACGGATGTCAACCCATGGTCAAGACCCTCCCCTCCCTTAAAGATCCTCGTATCATGTTTGCCTCCATTGTCAAAACAGGCACCGTATCTGCTACTCATAGCAAAGCAGGGCATGTTCGCAATGTGGGTCTCCACTGGGTTCAGACTCCGTGGGTCGGATTCCTAGACGACGATGACCGTCTTACTTCTGACTATGTGGAGCGACTCCAAGAAGAATGTCACATCACCCCTACAGCAGACCTCATTGTCTTCAAAATGAATGATAAGGCACTCACTCTCCCTCCTCCGTCTTCCACAACGATCGTAAAGAATGAGATCGGTATTAGTTTTTCCTATCGGTCTTCCCTTATCCAAGAGGGATTTCGTTGTCTGTCTTCTGAGCACGAAAATTATCATTTGGTTCATGCAATCTATCGGGCAGGGAAACAAGTTGTCTTCTCTCCCTATGTGACCTATGTGGTGCGCAACGCAACGTATCGTGAACCCGACACAATGGATCGCGTACGTCTTCTGTGAGTTTACTTCATATGAATAAAGAGCTGACCCGAATGATTCTGAACAGATGCAATGACTCCATCATAGATCGGAAGGGCACGTTGAATCACATTGACCACATCAGGACACTGAAGATCATCCATAATGATCCACCCCCCCTTTTTTACTCGCTTCATACTGAACACGAGATCCTCCAGAATATAACGAAGACTATGATTCCCATCAATATAAATCATATCATATGAGCCTGGAGGAAGAAACTGATCAGCATCGCCTGAGAAGCCACGATACAGATAGACCTTATGAAGATCAGGAGGAGACAATTTGGAGATATTCTGGATCATCGTATGATAAATGATATTCTGTTGGTTATGATATTCATCATATCCATCATAGTCAATCCACGGATCCACACAATGCACCACGGACCCCTTTGGGGATGCATATGTCTTCAACAAACTACATAGGTTAGCTCCGTGATAGGTTCCAATCTCCAGAATCTTCATGGGCTCCGTGGAGAGAGGGATGATGGACACCCAGCCACTCGAAATACGACAGACCTCTCCTTGGTAGCCCACAGGCAAATACTTTCGTGTCTCTTCCGATGCCTTGCGAACATCATATTCATACTCCATTCTATGTCATTCTTTGTAGTTCCCTTTAAACTAGCTTGTAGAGACAGTAGGAAGAGCCAACGGATCCACTTCAGGAAGATGAATGGCGCGGGACCGATAGGTCATAGAAATCTCAGACATCTCAGGAAGATCACATGATTCGGATGCAATAGGAATAGCGAATGGATCCACCTCTTGGAGTCTACTCTTGTATCGGTCGCGTCGTTCTTGAGCAAGACGACGATGGTTCTCTTCCAGCATCATCTGCTGACAGGCCTCTCTTCCCGCAGGAGGATCCAGTGTAGGAAGACGATCCATGAGCTCGCGCAATCTTTCTTCATAGAGCACGCTTGGTGTATAACGCGAGGTATACCACTCTCTGATGTGTTCGATCTTCCCCATAACAAGATAGGCATACATGGTGGAGGCATGTAGTGTCTTCTTTTCGGAAAGAGGGATTCTCTTACGATTCTGTTCATACTCTAACTCGTCTTTGATACGAAGAAGAGACTCCTCACGAGAGAAAATGCCATGGCGAATCTCATTCATAGCCGATAAGAATTCAGGAGTTTTTGTTTCCAGACACCACTGAATAAAATGATGATAGGAACCATCTGTCATGATCTCATAGATATGTGCGACGCTGTAGGATCGTCCTCGATAGGGTTTCAGAGGAGACACACGAACGTCTTCCAATCGGTTGCGATCACAATAGGATTGAATCTCTCTCTTTTTTGTGGGGTCTATTGTCATAAGGGATATCCTATCCAGAAATTCCAGAGGAGTGTCCGTGCCCTTCATGGTCTGACACACGAGGCAGCAAGGGAGAGAGGAAAGAAGATATCCTTTTGTAGGATCGATGCGATCGATTGTGTTGGAAGGGTTACCACAATAAAAACAGGGTTGCCCAAACAGTCGCTCTGCCTCTTCAAAGGGGATCATGAAGAAAAGCCCCTTCTCATAGGCGTCCTGTTGAAGGGCTCTCCATCTGTCCTTTGCTGTGAAGGGTCTCTCTGCAGGATGACATCGTGAATACATGGGGTGCTTTTTACAGTAGCGCTGCTCTTCGGTGGGGATAGTGGAGGGGCATCCAGGGGCCTGACAGGGAAATCCCTTCCTTCGTTTTTTTTGGCGACACGTGATACAGTGAATATACCCTTGCGCACGATCCTCCTCGGTTGTCTCTTGCTCACATCCACGAAAAAACATTCCGCATGGGTGTTTTCCCTGTTGGATCCATTGATCATAATCATAGTTTCGCAGATGATGGATACAATAGTCGTTCTGGAGAGGGGGCAATAGACAGGGTAGGCCTTTGCGGGGTCCTTGTTGGACAGTGGCGTGACAGAGCTCCATGAGGTGGTATAAGATGGAGGGGATCATTTATATGGGTATGAATGATCGGCGATACTTCTTGGTTCGCTGGGCCGTCAGAAACGCTCTACAAAGAGAGAGTCGTGTCTTTTCCTCTTCATGAGCCTCTAAGGTCGCTATGAAGGCATCCCATCGCTTGATCCATACAGGGTCTGCTGGATCATCCCCCGCATAGACCTCTGTCCATTGTTTGAACAGGGTGATATTTCCCTCTACGAATGCCCGAACAATCGTATGACTGGGCCATTGTTGGCGATCCTCTCTCTCTACAGGTGCTTTTGTAGACTTGATCATGTAACGAAGGTATCGCAGGTGAACAATGAACTCGTGAATCACGTTCTTTACTTCGTCCAGAGGGTGTCCTTTGACTGCTTGGATCATAGTGTCCCATGTGGCAGACCATGTAGCGTCCTTTTCGCACGCATTATGCTCTTCACAAAACTTCTTATACTTCATTTCTTCATCACATTGAATCGCCTTGTAGATCGCGTTTACTTTCCATTGCTTAGGCTCAGGAAGAGGGTCCACACAGTGAAGCACAGATGCCACATGATTTGGATGCGGTGTAGTGTCAGGCATGATGACCTCATTGACAGGCTGATAGGTGCGTTCTTCTCTCTCCGCAAGAAGAGGAGCTTCTTTCTTTTTACGGGGTTCTACTTTTGAGGCGCGACGAAGAAGATCGAGAGATGCGCAATAGGAGGTTAGCTCATCGTAGCGACCATGAATCTGTTCTGCGATGGACAGAATCGTTTCACATGTCGCATCTTTCTTCATCATATTACAATGTCCACAACATGATCGACAGTTTTCTGGAAGATAACCGATTGTATTATCATATCGATCTACACCGTTATGATGATGCTCCGAGGGTGCCAACCCACATAGATAACAAGGCTGTTTCACGATCTCTTCAAACTCTTCCTTGGAGATCTCAAAGGAAAGATTTCTTTTCTTTGCAGACGTACCATACGACGTGTGTCGTGGAATAGATGTGGTGCGATACGTGGTAGACCACTTATCCACTCTCTCAGGAGAGAGGGGGGCGCGAGTCGTCTGAAAGAGGTGGATGGCGTGAAGTTTATCAAACCACTCTTGAGGGTTCTGTGATCCCTTTGCCATATTGCATGGTTCACAACAAGTGACTGAATTGGATTCCGTATAGCCCTCGTGATTATTAATACGATCAATTCCATTGATTTCTCCCTCCACATGATGGCGACAATAGAAGCAAGGAAGCAAGAGTAGCTCTTCAAATCGTGTCTTGGAGAGGGTCATATCTAATCCTCGTTGTTTGGCTCCTTTGACATAGTGATTCCACGCGACGTGTTTATTATGAAACGCCTCGGCCTTGTAGTTTCTCTTACGTATGGGACGGTTTGCTTCTATCTCTTGTAACTTTGCATAACACGGGACGCATCGACGCAACTCCTTATTGTGCTTTCCAATCGCACGGATCTCTTTCGTCAAAGGACGACCACAGTCGAGGCACGCGTTGGGGTCGCTTCGTTTCTCACCATCTCGTTTTCGATCACGAATGCGTGCCCTATGAAGGCAATCGGCACAGCATCGCTGGTGTTCTTCCAATACTGTGAAGCAACCTCTCGTCACATCACAGTATCGTATGTTGTCTTGTTTTGCTTGATCCAGAATACCTTGACGCCGGTGCTTGGAGCAATAGGCAATGTTGTGCATGGTCTTTTTCCCACATAGGGCGCCCTTGTGAGGTCCCTGTTGGGTAAGGGCCTGACAGGACATGATTTCTATCTCTTTGTTCATAAGAAAGGGAATCAATTTTATCACACGTATCGCTTTTCTCCTAGACTCTTGAAATACCATTCTTTATAGAGGATGGGGTGATCCAGAACTTTGGCGAGAGACTTCTGACTGATTCCTGCGCGCGCCGTGCACTCAAACCGACTCGTAAATTCAGTGATGAGTGTGTGTTGCGAGTCGTATTGTCCGATTCCATCGTGATAGAGGACAATTGTTCCATGCTTCTCTTGAAATTGGTCTTTCAAGGTATCGCATTCTTCATAGAGCTGATAATAGTGTCCGTCCTTGAGCGTGTGGTTCTTCACTGCATTGTCGAGCGATGCAATGGAGGGATATTCATTGCATTGTGCGGCAGTTTTACGGTCCAGATAGACATGGAGAATATCGGTTTGTTCCTGGTTCACTTTTGCCACGTAGCCATTCTTTTGGGGTTTTGTCGCTTTGGTAGGTTCAAGCGTTTGGGCCGTGTGAGGGTCCAATTCACGATCGATAAGTTGCCAACGAAATCCGCGGTAGATCGTATTCTCCCGCACGGCTTTGTTAATGCTGGGTCGTTTCATCGCATGATCCTCTTTCATGCATTCAGTGACCGTTTCATAGACATGGAGAATCTGTAGCGTTTCAGGATGAATCTTCTGAAGGCGAGGGCCAAGGTGCGGGTCAGGCTGAGAGCATGCGGTGGTTGTCTTGGTTTGCATTGCATTCAGTCTGGTGATGATGTCTTTGTTGGTCGCTTCGAGAGTCTGGACTTTTTGAAGGATTTGCTGAAGAATGGCATGATCCATGGAGTTCGTCGAGACAGTGGGTGTTTGAGAGCGCAGTTTTTCAACTTCCAGTTTGAGACGCTCATTTTCTGCGATGGAAGGAGCAAAGATCCGATTCGCATCCTCTCTTTTCTGTAAGATCTCTGTGAATGTCTTCACGGTCTCTTCTTTTTTCTTCTCGATCTCTTCTGTTTTCTTTGCAATCTCTTCTGTTCTCTTATCAATTTCATATTGTTGCTCTTTTATTTTCTGATCCATATGAATATTCTGTTCCACCATGATGTTATAAAAGATTTCCTCCAGATTCATATAATATTCATGGATTTCATATGCTTTTTTGGTCTGCGCCTTGAGACAGAAAAACTTGAAGCAGTTGACAGTCATCATGATTTTTTTAATGTTGCGTCCCCCACGTCCTTTTTTCTCTTCTGCACATTGTTCAATGGAAGATGTAACATGTTTATAGTCAACATCCACCGTAAAATGTCGTTCTAATACTTCTTGTGCTCTCACTTTCTGATTGAATTCCAACCACTTCCATACATCGTCTAAGTCAACCACATAGTCTGTCTTCTTATCATAGTTTAAATAACCATAAAAATGACCAATGAATAACTTCTGGTCTGCATTTGAAAATTCTTCCTTGATGTTATCCAATAGTTTCGCATTATATTCATCAATAAGCTTACCGTTTGGGTGATTTTCAATCAGCTCTACAATATTAAACTCCGCCATCGTGTTCCTACAGATAGATGACACCCACCCTTTAGGTTGTCTTCTTTCGCTTTTGGAAAGCGAAAAGCTTAAAGGAGAATCATCTTTATAAGATAGATCACACTGTTCTGAATACGCAGAGATATCCAGTATGAGTAAATTTACAAGGAATTTGGATGAATTGTTACATATAGCAAGTAAAAAGGTGCATATAGCAAACCACCTTAAGAAAAACTACAAAGAAAATGTTCATTATATCATACAAACTGTCACAGAAAGCGAAACAAAAAAAGGATGGGGTGGTCAAAATAAAAAGACCTTTCTACTTACGGAAGTTGCCTTTGAATTGTTAAAGAATTCATACAATATGCGAAACCGATACATTGTGAATGTAAGTGATACCGTGACATGCGTAAATATTGGGATGTGTATTGAGAATCAGACCATTGGATTTATTGAAAACTCGTTTAAAGGTGTCATTGAATGTAGAAGACAACATCCGATTGGCACGTATCGAATTGATCTATACTTTCCAGAATACCATTTAGCAGTAGAATGTGATGAACATAATCATGCAGATAGAGATCCAGATAACGAAAAAATAAGGGAAGACTATATTCTATCACAGGGTAATCAATTGATACGTTATAATCCAAATACGCCTCACTTTGATTTATCAAATGTGCTTCGAGACATACACAAAGTCATCCTTCGCCGTTTATGACTTTCAAAAGCAAACCCTTATAGCCTTTACGTATTTTTATATACCGATCATCGGACTATAAAAATACATTTCATGTTTATATTTATATAAATGTAACGCAATAAACGACATATATCGTTTAGTTGCTGTAAGCAAGTCCACCCCATGAACTTGATCCCCCCATGTTTCCAAGGAGGACGGACTGTACCTTAGGCAATCTCAGGTTGATTAGACCCTCATTGATTACCGATGCCTTTGCAGTCTCTGAAACGGTTCCATTGCCTATCATAGCGGCATTAGGAAC